ATTGGTTTAGTGTTTTCCATACTAGCTCCTTAAGAAATTCGGATAATTGCAGATGTATTGGTAGCAGATGGGAACTGTACCGTAAAAGTACCACCGGTTGTGCTTTTGTCTGAACCAAAGTCCAGAACACAAACAGCGGGATTAGTTGTGCCATTGGCTAGATAAATTAATCCACCACGAGCGGTAATAGTTGCGCTGTTCCATACAGAATCGGCAAAAGATAAATACGCAGTATCACCAGATGGCCCAGTTGTTGGATTTACGTTAATAACCAGAGTATTGCCGCCAGCGGTATAACCTGCTCCTGAAGTCTCACCGGTAGTCGTATACGCAGTTGTGTCTTGATTTAAAGTAGCAGCGTTAGTGTACAAAGCCAGTTTAAATACTTGGGTTGTTGTGCTTGAAAAGTTAAAGGTGCCGTTAGGTAGCCCTACTTTAAACACATCACATGCGAAGTTTCCTGTAAATGGCATTATGGATTCACCTTAATTTTTGCCTGCCCATCACGATAAGCATCACCGCGTTCTAAGCCTGTTCCTAATCTATTGAGCTGCTGTAATGCCTCGCCATACTTTTGATTATACAAGGTCATCATATCGGTTTCGCCCTTCATGTAAGTATAAGCCTCAACCAGTGCGCCGTAAAGTAATACGGTATCAAAGTTATCACCTAACCATGATGTACCAGTTGGGTTATTTATAGAAGAAACAGTTACGGCAAAGCCCGATCCAATAGATCCAATTGTTGCAGTTAAGCTATCCCCTTGGGTATAACCAGATCCGCCATAAGACAGAGTTGCCGAAGTAACAATGTTATTTTCTACTGTTACGTTAATTAACGCACCATCTCCCGATCCGCCAATGGCAGAAAGATTGCTGTATACACCGTTGGTATAACCAGCTCCTGGGTTTGTAATGGCGCCCAAAGAACCAATCTGTCTTTGGACAATGGATACTGGATAGTAGTAATAATGCAACTCTACCCTATATGTCTGGCTTGGCGTTGGCCCAAGAATAAAACTAAGCTCATTTGTAGCGTTAAAACGTGGTCCAAATAATGCGTAATACTGTGGTTTGCCTGTATCCGTTGGGCTTGGATATGACTGCCTAATAAAGTTAACATCTTTGTTAAGTAAGAACTCGTACTCGTTAGTTACTGGATCAATAGAAGCCAACGAGAAAGACGATAAAAAGTCGTCAGGACATGCTAAATAAGGCGAATTAGGAGTTACCGTACCTGTTACGTTTTTACGCAAAGCAGGTATTTGTACCGTGTTATAGATACGGAGTTCTGCTTGTTCTATAAAACGGTTAATCTGCTGCGCAGGACTTACGGTATTCCCATTTGCCAAAACGGTTAGCGGGAATTGATTCTCCGTATAGTCCTGAATAGAAGATTGTAGTTGGTAATAATTCATTAGGGTTTACCCTTAAGCCATTGGTCCACGAGCCATTACGCCCTTGGTTGCTGCGCCTGTGCCACGAATCTTAATGCCAGTTGTCTTAACGTCTTCCCGATTTGGATCGCCAGCGCTTACACGCATAGCTCCAGTCTTGGGAGTAACTTCACGAGCAGACAATGTGTTTGGGTCACGTTTAATAGTGCTTGGTTCTTTATAGTCCACAACTTTCCCCTTCATGTCGTGCGGTTGTGCATAAAGTGCGGCATCGCCGACTTCTTTGCCCATAATTTTTTTAGAAAATTTAGCCATTATCGACCTCTTCCAGCTTTCTTCTGGTTAGCGACACGAGCTAAATTACGACCCATATCTTTCATAGCCATCGAGCTTACGCCCATCTTTTTAGTTGCGCCTTTTAGGTTTGCAACTGTTGGGCCTGAGTCACCTAAGTTTTTACCTTTAGTCTTACCTTGCTTGGTAATACCGTCTGCGCCTGATTTAAATCCCATGATTAACTCCTTAAGTTGTTACTACTGATACTGTACCAATTTGCACCGATAAAACCAAGTTATTTGGTGTTAAAGCTGCATCAAAAAAACTAGACCCACCTACTGGATTCCAGCCCCATTGGAAAACACGGCTGCCTCCACTTGGAAACCCAACACCTTCTTCTGTAGTGTCGTTTGTATCATTAATCTGCAAACCACTACTACCTGATACTGCATAACTTACGTCTGGCCTTGGCTCTCTTACGGACTGTGGATCGTCCACAGGGTATAGTCCTAATGATAGCTGAGGCTGATCTGGTTCCCAGCATTCTGGGCACACTTTAATGCTAACCTGTTTAGTCTTAATGGTCAGTTTTTTAAGTTGCTTTAACTTATATCTCTGACCACAACGATCACATTCAGCAATGGCAAATTTGCCACTTGCATATACATTAGGCATAGAACGTATTCCGAGGAACGAATCGTACAGGGGCTTTTTCTCTGTCTTCCGTTGAAGCCATTAACCACTGCTCTTCGTACTCTTGTTTTAAGAACGGTATCCTTGCCTGACCATCTGGTAATTTTTGTGCAATGTAGAAAGCCAACCCAGCAACCATGCAAGGTAAGAGACGGAAGGGAATGTCTGCCTCTACGCTACCGTTGCCAGCGTCCTGAATTCTACGCAAACGCCAGTAAACCAATGTATACGGTCCGCCGCCAGCATCTGGTGTAGGCCACACATTTACAGTTGGTAAATTTTCTACAGAAATTGCTGCACCATTTGAGTGTGATGCCGCAGTAGTTCCACTCTGGGCGCGGTAGCAATTTATAAGTTGATTGCCAGATGTATTAGGATAACCAATTATTTCGTTGTCAATCTTAATAAATCCTGTATTCGATAAGTTCGCAGCATTGCTAACAGTAATTGTCGTATCCGTTGCGCTGATTGCGCCCACTAAAGTTACCGTAGTTGGGTTGCTCTGCCCCGATTGCCGGTTAAACCACAGCTGAATAGGGCGACCATTGGTTAATTTATTTGGAATACTGGCGTAAGTGGACTCAGAAATACGGCTGATATTGATGTCAATTTGAGTACTTTGAACGCCATTGTTTTGACGAACAACATGATCTAGTAGGTCAATCGTATTGTTTGGAATAGGATAGATAGCCTGACCAGTTACTAATGGAACCTGACCTTGCTCAATAGTCCATAGATTAATTCCACGGTTTGCCCACTCTATCGTTAATAGATTCAATGACCGGCGGGCTGTACGTAAATCGTAACCCGTGCGCAATTCTGTGCCAGCACGCTCAAAAGCCTCTTCTACTAGATTGTTAAGATCTAAGTTAAATGTGGATGTGCCAGATGTAGTCATTACTTAACCTTTCGGTACGGTTTTACTTTTGCTTTTACTTTTGCTGGCTGAGGCACGAACTGTTTTCCCTGTGCTTTTCCCGCTCGTTTTGCTCGTGTTGTTGCTGCATACTCCTGCGGGCTTAACGCTTCGATTGCTTTTTTTGGCAGGTACCGCTCGCCTGTTTCGGACGACTTCTTCCCTGACTTGGTTGTCCACTTTTGGTCTCCCCAAGCCTTTAAAGAACGCTGCGACTTTGCTAATCCACTCATTTATAACCACCACCAGCCGCCTTGTATTTTTTAGCTACCAATTGGGCTTTACGAGCCGACCACTGACCTGCGCCAGTACCATGCGTTGCTGCCGCCTTAACCTGAGAAACAATCCGTTTACGAAGGCTAGGCTTAGTATAGTTGCCCGCAGCATTAACTTTGCCGCCTTCAGCGTATTCAGTGAAGTCAGTGTTATCTCTACGGGCTTTCTTCTTTGGCTTACCCATCTTAGACGGGAGGATAGCGCCCATGCCTCTGCTTGGTCTCATATTATGCGTCCTTTCGTTTTGCCTTTGATAGCACAACCGTCTGCTCTTTTAGAAGCACTGGCAACGTTGCCACCCTTCTTGTAATTCTTAGTTAAATCACGGCTTGACTTTGGCATACCTCCACCACCGCCACTAGGACCAAACGCCGACTTGCCTTCTTTGACAAACTCACGAGCCTTTTCAATCGCTTGATCTCGTTTCATTTCTCTTAGAACTCGGCTTGCTT